GCATCGAGGCTGTGCGCCAGGTGATCCCCGTGGCGTGGTTCGACCGCGAGAAATGCAAGGCGGGGCTCCAGTGCCTGTGGGGCTATCAGCGAGAGTGGGACGACGTGATGGGCTGCTTCAAGGACAAGCCGCGCCACGATTGGACGTCCCATGGCGCTGACGCCATGCGCTACGCGGCGGTCGGCTACTATCGTCCCGTGGATCTTTCGGACGCGCCGAAGCGGTCCAGGACCGCATACGACATGTGGAGCTACGCATGAGGGAGTTTCGATACAAGGTCGTCACTGATGCCGCAGTTCGGTCGGGGCTCTACACCCGGATGGTTTCCGAGGGGCTCGCCGACTACGCCTGCTCCGAAGGGCGGGTGACACTGGAGCGGTGGATGGAACTGACAGAGCCGAGGGACGGCAACCTTTTCGGCGTCTCGCTCGACCGCTTCGGAAATTACTGCGGGATGGCGACCTTCACCAGGCGCGAGTACCGCATGTGGCGATTCGACTTCACAGCTTTCCGGCAGGCTTTTGACGATGCCGTGCGCCAGGCGAGGGGCGCGTTCGAGTGGTTTTTCGGGATGACAGACGCAACGGCGCTCTACGGCATCACGCCCGCCGTGTTCCGGCATTCCGTCAATCTGGCGACCGCCTGCGGTTTCGCCGTGGTTTCGCGACTGCCATCAGCCTGCTGGCTGGCAAGGCGCAACAGATATGTAGATGGGGTGCTGGTACTCTGCACCCGAAAGACGCTGGAGGATAGCAACATGGGATTTGGAGGAGGCGGCGGCAGCACGCCAGCAGTGACAACCCCGACGGTGGAGCCCACTCCGAAAGCCGAGGTGACAAAACCCGTCACCGAAGCGGCTACGGCTGCGCGGCAGAACCAGAAGGACAAGGCGGCAAAGGCGGCTGGCTTGCGCTCGACCATCCTGACGGGCGAGGGAGTCATGGGCAGCGGCAACGGACAGGGCAAGACGCTCCTGGGACAGTAAAGGGGTACACGCCATGGCAGTGGATATCGAACGCCTAAACGTGAGGTATGAGGCACTCCGCAGCGAGCGGTCGGCCTACGACGCTGCCTGGCGCGATTTGGCGGAACATTTCCTCCCGACGCGGTTCAAGGTTGACACCGACACCAGCGCGCCAAAGCCGGAGATCCTTAACCGCAAGGTCGTGGACAGCACCGGCATCATCGACATGGGCACGCTGGCGGCAGGAATGCAGGGCGGTATGTCCAGCCCCGCCAGACCGTGGTTCCGCTTGGCGCTTGCGAACGAGGACGTCGACGAGGACAGCGACGCTGCCGCTTGGCTCGACGAGGTTACGGAGAGGATGCGCACGCTGCTGCACCGCAGCAACTTCTACAACGCGGCGCATGCTCTCTATGGCGATCTCGGCACGTTCGGACCCGGGCTGCTCATAGAGACGGCGGATTGGGAAGGCCTGCATTTCCGGCTGATCCCCTGCGGCGAATACGTCCTCGACGTTGACGAGAAGGGCGACGTCGACACGTTCATGTACCGCCTGCGCATGACCGCGCGGCAGATCGTGCAGAAGTTCGACGAGAGCAAGATCCCCGCATATGTGCTCACGGCCGCCAAGACGCCTGGGAACGTAGAGAGCTGGTTTGACGTAATCCATGCCGTATTCCCGCGCACAGACCGCGCGTATGGCAGCCTGAAGGGCAAGGACATGCCCTGGGCGTCCGTCTGGTGGCTGCGGGGCGGCGGCGCGCATAACGGCATGAGCAAGACCGCCCTGCTGCGGGAGTCAGGCTTTGAAGACTTCCCCGCCTTCGCTCCCCGCTGGGACGTGTGCGGCATCGACAAGTATGGGCGCTCGCCTGCGATGAACGTGCTGCCGGACGTGCGCATGTTGCAGCAGATGGGTGCGACCACGCTCAAGAGCATGCATAAGGCAGTGGATCCGCCGCTGCTGGTGCCTGCGCGGAGCAAGGCGGTTGAGGTGCAGAATGTTCCGGGCGGCATCACCTATTTCGATCCGCTTGATCAGAACATGGCGCAGATCGCGCCGCTGCACCAGGTCGATCCACGGCTCATCGCGGCGGCCGAGGAAAAGATCAAGGGAGTGCAGCAGAAGGTCCATGACGGTCTGTTCGCGGATCTTTTCAAGATGTTGATCATGGATGACCGCAGGCAAATCACGGCGACGGAGATCGAGGCGCGGGAGCGCGAAAAGCTGATCCTCCTCGGCCCCGTGGTCGACCGTTTGGACCGCGAGTTTCTGAGCCCACTCATCAAGCGCACGTTCAGCCTGATGCGGCAGTTCGACTTCCTGCCGCCCGCGCCGCCCGCAATCGAAGGCGCGGAGCTGCGCGTGGAATTCGTCAGCATCATGGCGCAGGCGCAGAAGCTGGTCAGCACGTCGCCCCTGGACCAGACCATGGCTTTTGTCGCCGGGCTCGCCCAGGCGGGCGCGCCGGAGGTGCTGGACAACATCGACACTGACGTCGCCGTGCGCATGTACGCCGACAAGCTGGGAGCTCCGGCATCCCTGCTCCGCAGCGAGGATGAGGTGGCTGCCATACGCCAGCAGAGGGCAGAAGCCCAGCAGATGGCGGCGCAGGAACAAATGACGGCACAGGGCGTATCCAACATGGAGGGCATGTCCAACGCTGCCAAAAACCTCGGCGCAACTCCCGTGGGAGCTGACGGCCAGACAGCCATGGATGCGCTGATCGGCGGCTTGGGAGGTATGTGATGCACGCGAAGTACAAGGAACAGCAGCGGCTGAACGCCGTCCAGATGCTGGCAAATGATGAGAACGGCCGCGCATTGCTGCGGTGGCTGCTCAGGTCGTGCGACCTGCTGTGCTCGACAGGCGTGCCCATGGATCTCGGCCGCGCCGGGTTCCGCGAAGGCCGCCGGGATATCGGCGAGAGGATCCTGCGCCTGGTATTCGATGCAAACCTGCCGGCGGAACAGCTGGCTGACATAATCAGGGAGGAGATTGATGTCTGAGGAAAATACCAACGCCGCAACTGATGCGGCGGAAAACACGGATGGGCAGGGCACCACGCTTCTGACGGCCCCCGAGGATGACAAGAAAGAAGCTGGCAAGCCTGAGGAAGGCGAAAGCAATGATGGCGAAAAGCCTGCCGGAGACAAGCCTGCGGAGCCCGAAGCTTATGAGCTGTCCGCACCTGACGGCTATCCCATGGGCGAAGCCGAGTTGAAGCAGCTCAACGCCATGTGCAAGGAGGCGAAGCTCTCCAAGGAACAGGGCGAGGCTGTGCTGAAGTACCTGCACGGCAACTACACAGCCTATCAGGAAAGCCAGGCTGCCCAGATCAAGAAGTGGGTTGAGGAGGCCCGCGCGGACAAGGAGTTCGGCGGGGACAAATTCGATGAGAACGTGGCGGACGCCCGCAAGGGGCTCGCCACCTTCGATACGGATGGAAGCATCAGGCAGATGCTTGAAGAAACGGGATACGGCAGCAACCCTGCCGTTCTCAAGATATTCGCCCGCGTGGGCAAAGCCCTGGGCGAGGATCGACTAGTGGGTTCGGGCGGAAAAGCAAAGGAAGACAAGCCGCTCGAAGATCGTTTGTGGCCTGACATGAAGTAAGGAGGAAATCTTATGTCGTACAAAAAAGGCCTAGTGGCAACCCTCGCCGAGCTTGAAGATTTCTACAAGGGGCAGGCGGCGGGTGAAGTAATCGAGCTCATGAATCAGACGAACGACATCTTGAGTGATGTCCAGTGGATGGAGAGCAATCAGTCGGACGGGCACATGACCCGCATCCGCACCGGTCTGCCCGACGTTTACTGGCGTCGTCTCTACAAAGGCACCCCGCCGAGCAAGAGCCAGTGGTCGCAGGTCAAAGAGGTCTGCGGCATGCTTGAAGCCCTGCAGGAACTGGATGTCGCGGAAGTGGAACTTTACGGGGACAAGGCCCGCGCGTTCCGCTTGTCTGAGTCCAAGGCTTTCGCCGAGGCCATGCGTCAGAAGGTCGCGAGCACGCTCATCTATGGCGACAACGGGAAGACCCCGGATGAGTTCAACGGGCTTGCCATGCGCTATCCCGGCAAGGACGCCCCCAACGTGGTGGATGCCGGCGGCTCCACGGCCAACAAGGAGACGTCCATGTACCTCGTTGCCTGGGGCGCGGACTCTGTCCACGGCCTCTACCCCAAGGGCAGCACGGGCGGGCTCTCCAATGAGGATCTCGGCAAGTACATGACGACCGACGGCAGCGGGAACAAATTCCAGGTCATCGGCGACAAGTACAACTGGAGATGCGGCCTCGCCGTGCGCGATTGGCGCGCGGTCGTGCGCATCGGCAACATCGACAGCACCAAGCTCGCGGTGCGCAAGGGCAATGCGGGCTACCTGGATTTGCAGGCCTTGACCATAAAGGCCAAGAACCTGATGCCCGCCAACCTGCGCAACCGTGCCATCTGGTACTGCAATCAGGACGTTCTGACGGCCTTGGAGCTGCAGGCCATCGACCATGGCAACGTACAGCTGGTGTACGGCGAACAGTTCGACAGCAAGGCCGTGCCGTTCTTGCACGGCAGGCCGATCCGCCAGTGCGACGCCATCGTGTCCACCGAAGCCGTGCTTGTCTAAGGAGGGAAAGCATATGATTCTTGACGACAATCTCATCTTCTTCGAGGACGCCGCGCTGACGGGCACCGTCACCAGCGTCGCTGTGCCGCTGAACGCGCTCAAGAAACCTGGCCGCGCCGAACCCATCCCCGTGTGGGTCAAGGTGTCGGAAACCGCTGCCGGCGGCACGTCCATCGCCATTAAGCTGCAGGAGAGCGACACGGAGGCCGGCGAATACACCGACGTGCCCGGGACCAGCGAGACCATCTTGGCCGCCGCTTTGGTCAAGGGCGCGAAGGTTTACCTCCGCTGGCTGCCCGGTTCCGTGAGCAAGCCGTGGCTCAAGGTCGCCGTCACGAAGACCGGCGTCTTCTCCGCCGGCAAGCTGACGGCGGCAGTGGTGCGCGAGGACGACCAGCCGTATGAAGAGGGGCTCTACATCAACAAGGGCTTCTCTTTCTACTCTGGGGCGGACTCGTCAGCAGGTGGTGCGGACTCCGTTCCGGGTGCGGACTCCGTTCCGGGTGCGGACTCCGTTCCGGGCGCCGACACCGTCAATCCGTAAGCGTGGACAGAAGGGCGGGTGGCAGAACGTCGCCCGCCCTTTAGGAGCCAGAGATGCAGACAGGCAAGATACTCATTTGGAACATGGCGCTCGGGTATGTCGGCACTAGGAACATCGCGTCCGAGACCGAGGCGACCCCGGAAGCGCAGCAGTGCGCCCTGTACTGGGACTCGGCGCGGCGACAGGCCTTGCGCGACTACCCGTGGCCATGGGCGCAGCGGCGCGTCTCTTTGCCGGAGACAGCCATGCCCGAGGGCTACGCTAACGAGTGGCGGTACTGCTACGGGTTGCCTGCGAAGTGCCTCAAGCTGCATCGGGTGCTCCCCAAGTCGGCCGTGCCTCCCTTGGTGCGCCGCGTGCCTTACAGGCTCGTCTACAACGACGAGGGGGCGACGCTTGTGCTGGCCCAGGAGGAACTAGCGTGGGCTGATTACACTATCGACGTAGAAGACGCCACGCTGTGGGACGACCTGTTTGTCGGGCTGATTGCCCGCCGGCTGGCCTGCATGATTGCCGTGCCGCTGCTGAAGAACAACCAGGCAAAGGTGCAGGAACTGGAGCAGTTGTACCGCGCGGCAATACCGGCAGCCATTGAGGGCGCGGCATCAGAACAGCAAGACGCGCTGGCGCAGGACAGCTGGCTTCTTTCTAGGGGGTGGGAATAATGACCGTTGAATCCAGCCTCAGCAAAGCCGTTTACAACGGCAACGGTGTCACGCGTGAGTTCCCGTTCACTTTCAAGGTATGGGACACCTCGCAGATCAAGGTGACGCTGGCTGACCAGAGCAGCAACGAAACCGATGTCACGTCGAACGCGACCGTCACCCTGTCCGCCACAGGCGGAACGGTCACCTATCCCCGGACGGGATCACCGATGGCGTCCGGCTACAAGCTTGCCATCACCCGCGACATGACTTTCCTCCAGGGCGTCGACCTTATCAGCGCCACGCGCTTCGACCCCCAGGTGATGGAGGATGCCCTCGACCAAGCCGCTGCGGAGAGGCAGCAGCTGAAAGAGGCGGTCGACCGCGCAGTGCTTGCCCCCGCGACAGCTGAGGGCGGCGGCAAGGTCTACGCCCAGGAGATTTTCGATGCTCGCGACAGTGCGCTTGCCAGCAAGGATGCTGCTGCAGCCAGCGCGAGTTCGGCGGCAGCAAGCGCCACGGCGGCAAACAACAGCAAGAACCAGGCTGCATCCATCCTCTCGCAGACGCAGGCCGCGGGCACGACAGCCGTCAACAATATCAACACTGCTGGGGCGCAGAAACTCGACGCCATCAACACTGCGGGCGCGACCCAGTTGAATGCTGTGAACACCGCCGGGGAGCAAAAGGTTGCCGCCGTCAACTCAGCAGGTGCCGCGCAGGTTTCGGCCGTCAACAGCGCGGGCACGACGCAGATGAACCGCGTCGTCACTGCAGGCGACACCCAGACCGCCCGCGTCAACCAGGCGGGGTCAACGCAGCTGGCGGCTGTCAACTCTGCCGGTGCGGGCAAGATTGAAGCAATCAACGACGCTGCCGCTACGCAGATGCAGGCTATCACCGAGGAAACGGCGCTTCAGTACCAGCGGATCCATGTTGCTGGCGAGCTGCAGACAGAGCGCATCGAGGACTACGCAGACCGTGCCATCGAAGCCGCCGAAGCCCAGGCTGACAGGGCGCAGGCGCAGGCGCAGGTTGCCGTCGCCGCTGCCGGTGAGATCACATCCCTCGCCATCACTGTCGAGGCTACGACCACGGAGCCGGGCGTCGCACTGCTTGACCGCGACCACAACATCCTGCGCATTCAGGTGCCCAAAGGCGCGGACGGCGCGACTCCGACCTTCGTGCAGGGCACGACCATCACGGGCGATGCGGGAACGCTGGCCTCCGTTTCCCTGCGCACCGTCACCACGGACACCTACGCGCTGGACTTCATCATCCCCCGTGGTGCCACGGGCGCCGCAGGACGGGACGGAGAGCGCGGCCCCGCCGGGCCTACCGGCGATATTTCCACGGCGTTGGACGCGCAGTTCATCGCGTTCGATCTGGACGCCACCGGCAATCTCATCCTGCGATACACGGGCACTGCCCTCGAACCCACATATTCTATCACCGCTGACGGCTACCTGGAGGTAACGCTGTAATGTCTACTGTCACCATCGGGCGTGTCCGCCCCTACTATCGTGGAGATTGGTCTTCCTCTACTGCTTACACCGTCATGGATCGTGTTACGCATGACGGACACCTGTTTGAAGCCATAGCTGATGGCACAAACCATGAGCCTGAGGTTTCCGGCTCCGCATACTGGCTGGCCATCAGCGTCAACGGTGAAACTCCCGAACCTGTGTGGGACGGCACCAAGCTGTCGTGGGAATACCCTGACGGCACGACCACGCAGGAGGTAGACCTGCAGGGGCCGAAGGGCGACAAGGGCGACAAGGGCGACCCGGCTACGCCTCTCACGAGCGACCTGACCAGCACGGCGACTGATGTGGCGCTGACCGCCCTGGGCGGCAATCGCCTCTATAATATGATTAGTGACACACGCACAATCGTTGTGTCTACGCCCACGAACCTGCTCCAGAACGCGCCTATCGGGCACAGCGTGTCTTTCAACACGTCTGCCACATCGCTTCTCGTCCCCGCTCAAGACATTGTGAAGTTCTACCTCTCAGTGCCGGAGATCCAGATTTCCAACACTGTTTTCAACGCCACCAATGACGCTGCGACGATATCTTTCACCACGCCCGCTGGCGTCGTCGAGGGGACGTCTCTCACCGTCCAGCTTGTCGCGGAGGATGCGGTGGGCAACAAGAGCCGCGTCTCGTCAACGACAGTCACCGCCGTGCAGGGCAAGGTCAAGGCCCCGACCATCACCGTGCCTGCTGCCAACGCGCAGGTCGCCACCAACGCTGTGGGCGTGACCATCACTGGCAGCGCGTTTGACACGCAGTATGTGTCAGACACGCACAAGCGGTCCCGCTTTTCTATCTGCACGGACAACCAGGCGCAGAACGTCGTGGCGCAGTACCACTCTAACACCCCCGAGACGTCGCACACCTTCTTGGTGAGCGAGCTTGACGAGATCACCGTGGACGACACGCAGCTCTACGCTTACCTGCGTTACGAGGGCGAAGATCTCGGCTGGGGTGAGTTGTCCGAGCCGCAGCCATTCACCGCGCACTTCGCCAGCGTGGATGCTCCGACCATTACCGCACCCACGTCGGGTGCCACCGCCGTCACCAACCTCGACGGGCTTACCGTCACCACATCGGCTTTCGCCACCTCTGGTGCGCAGGACACGCAAAGCGCCCTGAAAATCAAAATCACGAGCGACATCGGCGGCCTTGCCGTGCTGGTGGATAAAACGGTCAGCAGCGCGACGAACACCTACACGTTCACCACATCGGAACTGGCTTTGCTCAACAACGGCACGGCGTATGTTTGGGCGGCGCACGTCGGAACTTCTCTTGGGCAAAGCGCATGGAGCAGCGCCGTGGCTATTACGGTGGCAAAGGCAAGCGTCACTACGCCTACTATTTCAACCCCTGCAAGTAATGCAGATGTTTTTTTCTCTAATGGAGTGACAATAACGCTGTCCAGTTTTGCCGTGACAGGAGCGGGGACGAACACCGACACACAGGCATCGGCGTCTTACAAAATTACGAGCGATGCCGCTGGCGAAACGGTTGTCGCGCAAAGCCTCGCCAACACTACTGACCTGACGAGCCATTCTTTTTCAGCCTCCGATGTGTCCAGCATGGTTGCGGGCAATACCTATTACGCATGGGGTAAGCAGGCTGGCACTGCATTGGGGGATAGTGCTTGGAGTACGGCTGTTGCATTTACTGCAATAACAGGTACTCAAGTCCGTGGATGTACAATTTATCGTTCTGCGAACAATATAGCCACTACCATTGAGGCCACGGACGCGGATGGTTCGCCCCTGAAATTCGAGGTGATTGACGCGGCCTACCGTAATGCGTCGAAACAATTTGGCACCTACGGGACGGACAACCCGACCTTGACCAATTACAGCGACTATACGGGAACGAATGGCGGATATTACATTAACGACACTACATCATATTTGAGCGCGACAGCAGATGTACCCTCTGAAGTCACCATGTCTTTCCTGGTTTCGCATTTCGGAGCCAAGCTGGCGTCTGACACAAGCAGCAAGACAAATTGCGATTCTTGGATGACATATAATAACACAACTGATTCTCAAAGCATTGTAGGTGTTCCTGCCGTTGCTTATTGCCGGGGCATTACTCAGGACGGCGGCGGGTGGGACTTGCCGCGTGAATGGATCCTGATGATACTGTATATGCTCGCGGAAGAGATTGACGCTCTCGACCCCACGGCAGCTGCAAACCCGACGTTGGCACTCGGCCACAATGTTAACACTTCCGGCCGCTTTGTTTTTGCTGGAGCTAATTTCGCGTGGTCGTCCACGGAGTCTAGCAATAATTATTGCCGCTACGTGTATTCCAGCGGGGGTGTGGGCAACGGCACCAAGTACTACAATGGCGCGGCGGTGCCTGTTCGGGAGCTTAATTCTTAAAAGGAGCTAGTATGAACTACTACAACCCAAAAACACACAAAACCGTTACGCAAGTTATTTTGTCAGGCATGCTTGGCGGCGTACCACCGAAAGACGCTCTGCGTCTTGTTGGATGGTATCCCGTGCGCTACGACTATCTGCAATACGACCCAGACACGCACAAGATGTTGCCTGTAGACGGGCTGACGTTTGATAGCGCCAAACAGGAATATGTGCAGAACTTCGAGCTTGTACCGCTCAATGCGGAAGAGATAGCGCAGCGGGAAGAGATCCATAGGCGAGAGGCAGAAGAACGAGCAGAAAGGCAGGCAGAGGAAGAGCGTGTTCCCGATCTTGAGGATGCCGTCGCAGAACTTGGAGAATATGTAGATGAATCCGTCACGGAAAATGCGGATGCCATCATAGACCTCGCGGAATATGCCGCGACTTTGGAAGAACGCATAGCAGCATTGGAGGAAAGGTAACATGGCAAAGCTATACTACCGTCGCATCAAGGCCGGAAAAATGACAATCGAAGAAGTGCCCGAACACTGGCGGGCAGCGGTGCAGGAACTGCTTGACGCGGATGGCGACTAGGGACTAACGCCGCATCGGGCGGCGTGTTCATAATCAATAACCAATAGCCAAAGGAGTAAAACACTATGGCTGAAATGTCTTTGCCCACTATCGTAGAGGGCAATGGTGGCTTCGGTGGCGCCGGCATGGGCGCGGGCTTCATCGGCGGTTTGGTGCTTGGCAGCATTTGGAATGGCAACGGGTTTGGCGGCTGGGGCAACCGCGCCGGCCAGGTCGGCGCTGACGTCGCTCTCCAGGGTGGTATCCAGAACCTTTCCAATCAGGTGCAGCAGAACGCCATCAGCCAGCTTCAGAGCGCCGCCGGTGTGACCGCCGGTATCACGCAGAACACCATCGCAGGAATGCAGGGCGACGCCGCTCTCGGTCAGCAGCTCTGTTGCGCCACCGGCAGGCTGTCCCAAGAGATCGACAATACCGGCGACCAGGCGACCGCCGCCATCAACGCCGCCAATATCCAGAGCCTCCAGAACACGCAGCAGATCAGCAATGGGCTGGCGAACCTCGGGCAGGCCATTACCAGCCAGGGCTTCGAGAACCGCCTGCAGGCGCAGTCCCTGGCCGCGCAGCTGCAGTCACAGCATGCAGCTCTTTCCGCACAGATCGCCAGTGAGAACTGCGCTGACCGCGAGCTCATGCGCGAGATCGCCTCCCAGGCGGTGCGCGATAAGCTGGCCGAATCGCAGGCGGAGAATGCCGCCTTGAAAGCCCAGATCAATCTGCAGAGCCAGCTGTCTAGCCAGACGTTGTACCTGATCGATCAGCTCAAAACGACAACCACCGCCGCCGCTGGCGCGTAACCTCTTTTGCGGGAGGCTCGTCATGGGCCTCCCGCGCCTGGAGCCTGCCATGCTTTTCATTTTTCCGCCGAACACCAGCCCCGCTCCTGAAGAAAAGAAAAACGCCGTCAAAGTCGTGTGGGAGAAGAAAGACTCTTCCGCCAAGCCTGCCGACTGGGCTTTCATGGAACAGTCTGGCGAGGTGCTGAAAAACCTCCCAGACACCTGGAAGAAATACCCCAAAAACGACGCCGGCATGATCGCCATTATCGGAATGGAGTACAACGAATTCCAGCAGACAGTAACCGAAAACAAACCTCGCGAAGACAAGATGCGCGAGCTGGTGCATCTCGCTTCAGCCTGCCTGCACTACTGGAGGCACTTGAATGCTGCAGAATAACGCGCTCCTAAATTTCAATACCCCGTTGTTGCCGAACCCCATGCCCGGCATGGCAAACATGCCGCAGGCTAGGGCGACACTAGGGCTAAACCAGATCGAAAACTTTGATCCCGTGCAGGAATTCGTCGACGAATCCAACACTCCGTGGCGCCTGGTCAAGGCATCGTCGAACAGCACCGTGGACGTGCCGGATCCAAAGAGCTTGCAAGTCGTCGACTACTGGAATCACGAGTTCCCCGGCATCAAGAGCAAGATTTACTGCTATGTGGTGGAGGCAATTCGCCAGCCCCGCGTGGAGACGGAGCAGGCAACGCGCGTGCTGTACAGCTGGTTCTCGACGGTTTTTGTGCCGAACTTCACCCCGGCGATGATTACGGAGGCAGAGTGGCTCAAAGCCAACGTCTACGCCGCTCCGGTTGTCAACGCCCGCGTGAGCAAGCTGAACGCTCTGTGTAAGGTGAGCAACGGCGCCACTTCGGACGCACCGACGAAGCAGGACAAACTCATCCATGTGGAGGGCTTGAGCAATGGAGCAGCTGCTCAAGGAACTGAAGCGCAGAATTGAACGGGAAGACCGTCCATCTGAACAGCTGTATGCTTCCTTGAAGCAAAGTGGGGCGTACATGTTCATGACGAACACGATGAACAAAGACCTTGTGCTGTCGTTCTGCTCTGCGATGCTCAAGCTGTACGATAACCTGTCCGGAAAACAGAAGGAAGGGGCTGAATAATGGCGCGCATCTGCTGGAACAACTTCACCGGGGGGGAGGTGGCTCCCACGCTTAACGCCCGCTATAATCTGGAGAAGTTCCCGAACTTCAGCAAGGTCATGCAAAACATGCTGCCGGGCTTGCACGGGGACGCATCCCGTCGGCCCGGCACGAAGTTCGTGGCCGATCTGGGAGAGTTTTCCGTCCTTATCCCGTTCAGCTTTAACTCGGCGGCGGCGAACAATTTTGTGCTGGTCCTGTCCGACCGCAAGTTGCGCGTGAGCAACGGCCGGGACAACCTCTCCTCGCCCATCACTGCGCCATGGGCGGCGGCGGACCTGCTGTCCCTTTCGTGGGCCCAGGTGGGTGACATCGTCTATGTCGCCCATCAGAACTATGCCTTGCACAAGATCAAGCGTGAGGCGACGGCCACGGCAGGCGTGTACGCGTGGAGCATCGAGCAGGTGACGCTCAATCAGAGTCTCGTCGCCCCGGGCAAGCCAACGGTCAAGTTCAGTTCCTCTGGGTCGTTCACGTTGCGCTATAAGGTCGTGGCCGTGGATGCAAACGGCAAGCAGAGCCTGCCGTCTGAGGCTGGGCAAACCACCAGCGGGAAGCATCCATCAGATTGGGTGCAGGGCAACCGCTGCACGATCACATGGACCGAAGTGTCTGGCGCCACAGATTACAACGTGTACCGCGAGGAGGCTGGCTATTTCGGCTTCATCGGAACGGTGAGCTCCGCCAACGCGAAGCGGGGCACGTTCACCTCGCTGAACGTCAACACCCGTCCCGCGCAGACAGTCAAGTTTTCGGGGACTCAGACGCGCACCGTCGTCGTCGGAAACGGGCACGTCGCAGACAGCGACACGGCAAGCGATATCACTGTCGCGGCCAACAGCAAGCAGAACGCCTATGTCATCGAAGGGCACGCATTCATTTATGTGACGGAAACAGTAAATACTACCACCTGGAACGAGGTGTGGAACGCCTCGCAGGGCGCGTTCGTCTGGTCGGCTGAGACCCATTCTGTCAAAGAGCACAAATGGGTTGAAGTCGACTACAGCACGACTACTCCTGCGGGCACATATTCTTCCTGGGTGGAGGGTTTCGGAGGCAACGAGACGTATCCAGAGGGCGCGGCTGGAGGATACGATTGCCAGCCTCAGTTCGCCACTGCGGCGACCTTGTCGTTCATCGACAACAACTATGAGGCCGACACAAGCGACACTCCCCAGGAAGATTGGAACCCCTTCGCCGACGGGAACAACCCCGGCGTCGTGGCCTTCCACCAGCAGCGCCTGATCCTTGGGGGCACGAAGAAGGAGCCCGGGTATTTCTACGCGTCACGCACAGCCGACTTTGAGAATTTCCGCAAGAGCCGCCCGATGCAGGATGACGATCCCATCGAGTACATGATCGCCTCCGGAGCCATCAACGACGTGACCTGGATTGCCAGTTTCGGCGACCTGCTCATCGGCACCACCGGGGCTGAATACAAATGCACGGGCGGCGACGGCAACGCCATCACGCCGAAGGAAGCATACGTCACGGCGCAGAGCTACTGGGGCAGCATGGGCGTCACGCCACTCATCATCGGCAACAGCGTGTTGCACATCCAGCGGCACGGCAGCCGGGTGCGAGACCTGTACTACTCGCTGGAAAAGGACGGCTATGCGGGCAACGACCTGAGCATCCTCGCCCCGCACCTGTTTGACGGCCACACCATCAAGCAGTGGGCGTACCAGCAGACGCCCGGCTCGCACATCTGGTGCGTACGCGATGACGGTCTGTTGTTGGCGTTGACCTACATGAAAGAGCAGCAGATCACGGGTTGGACGCGCCATCCCACTGACGGCGAGGTGCAGAGCGTGGCGGTCATCAGCGGGGACAACAACGACGTGCTGGAGCTCGTCGTCAAACGCATAGTCAACAATGTGGTGCGCTATTACTTGGAACGGCTGGCGGATCCGTTCGACCAGAATGACCTCATACGCGATGCATTCTTCGTGGACTGCGGCAAAACGACGTGGGTGCCTGCCGGAACCACCTGGATGACGGGCTTGTCACATTTGGAGGGCAAGGCTGTAGCCGTATTGGCAGATGGTTCTCCGGTGGAAGGGTGTGTCGTAACGAATGGATCCATCACCATCCCTTATGTGGCCAAACGAATAACCGTCGGTCTGCCTTATACGTCGATCCTTTCCCCCCTGCCCATGGAGACGCAGACTCAGCAGGGTGTCACCTTGGGTAAAGTGCGTGGCTACGGCAAGGTGGCGGCGCGGCTGTTCCGCAGCGTCGGTGGTCGCTATGGCGCCGACCTTGACCACCTGTACGACTTCCCATGGCGTCCGGAGACTTGGGGCGGGCCGTGCGAGCCGTATTCTGGCGATCTGGAATGCACGCCGCATGGTGCCCTTTGCACTGACGCCACCGTGTACCTTGTGCAGGAGAGGCCGCTGCCATGGCATATCGTCGCCATCATGGCCGACGTCGACCTGGCGGAGGTGTGAGAATGGAAGCGCATTTCGCCGTTGAATCGTTCGCCTCCACTAGGAAAGAGGCGGAACCCCTATGTTCCGCGCACTGGGATGAGACCGAGGCCGCAATGTATGGGGACCGCGCGGGGGTTCCCATCTCCGTCCCCATGTTTGAAAGCATGGAGGCGGCGGGGATCCTACACGTCGTCACTGCGCGGGACGACGAGGGCAGGCTCGCCGGTTACGCCGCATTCTGTCTGTCTGAAAACATGGCGATGCCGGGCAGGGTGCAGGCGTCGAATCTGGGGCTGTATCTCGCCCCTGGTATGCGCAGGGATCCTTTCTTGGCGCTCAAGTTGTTGCGTTGGGCCGAGGCAAGCCTCAAAGAGCGTGGCGTTTACTGCGTCGCCTATATCTCCCCCGTATCACGCCCCTGCGACGCGCTGTACCGCCGCCTGGGGGCGAAAATGACCGAAACCACATGGCATAAGGAGCTGTGACATATGGCCGCAATATCAGGAACCACCGCCGCAGTAATCACCGCCGTCTCAATGGCAGCGTCTTTGGCGGGGACCGTCATGAGTTCCATGGCGCAGCAGCAGGCGCAGCAGAGGCAGCAGCAGCTGGCGAAACAGCAGGCTGCCCAGCAGGAGGCGGTCAACCGCTATCAGCAGCAGATCGCCGAGCGCAACCGCGACCTCGCCGCAGAGCAGGCGCGCGCTGCCCGGAAAGAGGGCTATGACGCCGCCACGCGGAAACGCCAGCAGGTGTCCGCCATCATCGGCGCACAGCGTGCGAGGCAGGGCGCCAGCGGCATCGGCGTGGACACTGGCAGTGCCCTCGACCTCAATTTGGACACAGCGGAGAAGGGCGAGATCGACGCCCTGGCCCTCCAGCAGCAGGGGCTGGACAAGGCGCGCAACCTGGAGATCCAGGCGTGGAACAGCAACGCCAAGGCGCAGAGCTACGGCTGGGCGGCTGACAACACGATCTATCCGGACAGCGGTGACAACAGCCTTGCAACTGCTGGCACCATCCTGGGCGGCATCGGGCAGGCTGGCAGCATGTTCGGCAGCTATAAGTGGGGCGGAGGCTCGTCCTCTGTCGTGAGAACTGTTGGCCGTGGCGCAAACGCCGCGTCTATGATGAGGTGGTAAAGCCATGAATAACGCCTTCAGAGTTCCTCTTCGTGCCGGCGGCGGCATGCCGGAATATCGCCAGCAGACGGCAGGCCCTGAGGCTGGCGCCAACGTCTCCGCCCGGCTGGATGACAGCGCGGGGCAGATCATCAACGCCCAGGCAACGCGTAACTACAACACGGCAATGCGCGATGCGCAGAACGACGCTCAGAATTGGGAGAAGTTCAACCGGGGGCTGCAGTCGTTCCTGCACACTGGGAATCGGCTGTACCACGAATACCGGGACAGGACATCCCGCGCCTATGTGGACGAAGCCTTGATGCAGGCCCGCGAGGAGATGGAGGCGTGGCGCACCGATTACGATCAGACGCACAAGGGGCAGAATGGTCTGCAGGCTGCGGCGGACTACCAGCAGGCGTGGGCCAAAATCAGCGAAGCGCGCATGAAAGGTTTGCGCGAGAAGGGTGTCAGCGGTCCGTATGAGCAGCTCGCCGACCTGCATCTGCGGGAGAACGGCATTCATTACGACAACCAAGGGCTGCAGTATCAGCGGCAGCAGGACAAAAACTGGAATACCAGCATCTTCGAGGGGAAGAAAGACGAGCTTGTCAGATCTGTGCAGGCTGACCCCAACAATTCGGCGTGGCAAGGTTTTCTCAGCGCGGGAGTGCTTGAAGCATACAAAAGGCTGCACCCTGGCGAAGACACAACAAAGTTTGAAAACGAACTAAAAAACCTTATCGCCACGACCCGTATTGACACGAAAATCGCAGCCAACGATTTCGCTGGGGCTGCGGCAGACGTGGCTGTTTTTTCAGGTGGCGGCAGCTCGTATGGTGGCGTGGGAGCCCTTGCCGTCGGGCATGAGTCCGGCGGCGATCCGGGCAAAGTGTCGCCTGACACGAGCGGCTCTTACAGCTACGGCTTGTTCCAGTTCAACAGCAAGCCCGGGGGCACGGCGCATTCGTTCATGCCGTTTCTCAAGCAGAACCATCCGAAGATCTATGCAGCCTTGGGCCACGGCTATCTGAAGGTGGGCTCGAAAGAGTTCAATCAGGTGTTTCATGACGTCGCGAACGGCGAGATGAAAGACGAGATGATCAAGGCGCAGCAGGAACATCTTCTGGCGACGTATGCTGAACCGGCGGAAAGGAAGCTTGGGGGGGCTGAGTTCCAGAAGAAATTCGGTGGGAATGCCGCATATAGGGAAGTCATGCTTTCCACAGCCATTCAACACGGACCGGGAGGGGCGGCGCGGATCTTGCGCGAGGCATGGGGCAAGGTGGACAAAGGCGCCGGAGAACAGGAGCAGCTAGAGCAATTCATCCAAGCAACATATCAGCTGCGTGGCCGACCGGGAGAGTTTAGGACGGCCCTGTCCGAAAAGCAAAGTGATGCTGCCAGGCAGCGGTTCATGAACGGCATGCAGCGCCGCTACAGCCAAGAGGCGGCGCAGGCGCTTCAGATCGCAAGGGGCGGGTCCGTCCCCGGCGGCTACGGGCAGAGCGTCCTCACGCCGAAACAGCGGATCCACTACGACGCGACGCTTGCCGCAGCCGAGGACAAGGTTGAAAAGGAAGTAATGAAGGACTTCCCCGACGTGAAGGAGAAGTTGAAATTCGGCGATACTTCCGAGGCGCTCCGGGCTGCCGATGCCTTGGAGGCGAGGGGGTTGGCCAATCAGGCGAAAGCTTGGCGGGATGCGGCCTCTGTTGTTGAGCAGACGAAGGAAACGCGGCAATGGGCGGCGAAAGCTCCCCTGCCCGTTCTCATGGCCCGCGTACAGGAACTTGAGAAACAGGCGGACCCGGATTTTCCGGCCCTGCCGAATGAGAACTTAACTGCAGCGGAAGGTCTTCTGGAGCAGGGAAACATAGACTTGCATAAGAGGCCGAAGGTTCAGCTAAAGGATGGCAGCACGGCGACTGTGCGCTCCATGTCATTCAATTTTGACGGCAAGGAAGTGCTGATCCCCACGATCTCCCAAGACGGGCGGGAACTGTCAGAAGACGAGGCTATCGCTGAGTACAAGCGCACCGGCAAGCATCTCGGCAAGTTCGACACTCCCGAGCATGCGGACGCGTATGCTGAAAAGCTCCATCAGAACCAGGAAGCGGAGTACGTCGGCGGGCGCAAGAAGGAGCTTGTCGAACACCAGCGCATCAATTCAAGCTTGAAGATATGCTCGGAGATCCTTGCTGACAGGTCACGGGCGTACAAGACAGACCCTGCAGCGGCGGCTCAAAATGATGCCGGCCTAGTGATGCCGGACAACGCGACGCCGGAAGAGCAGGTCCGGCTCCGCATGGAG